CAGGTGCTGCAGGTAGTATAGGTACTATATTTAGTAATGGAACAACCCATGGAAATTATATATACTGGGATGGTTTAGCATACGTAGTTGGAACTAGAAACATATCTATTGGAGATGAAGCAGGCATTAATCAACAAAATGGTGCAGTAGCAATTGGATCTCGTGCAGGATATACAGGTCAAGGACTTGGTTCAGTAGCAATTGGAGCTTATGCAGGCGTAACTAAACAAGCAGATTATGCAGTAGCAATTGGAGATAATGCAGGACAAACAGGTCAAGGATTTCGTGCAGTAGCAATTGGAGCTGGTGCAGGACTTGCCAATCAACAACCTAATGCAGCAGCATTTGGATTTCAAGCAGGACATTATAATCAACAACCTAATGCAGTAGCAATTGGAAATCAAGCAGGATATATAGGTCAAGGACTTGGTTCAGTAGCAATTGGATATCAAGCAGGATATACAGGTCAACAAGATAATTCAATAGCAATTGGAAATCAAGCAGGCAAAACTAATCAATTAGGTAATGCAGTAGCAATTGGAAATCTAGCAGGATATATAGCTCAAAAAAGTAATGGAGTAGCAATTGGAAATCAAGCAGGATATGAAAATCAAGGAGAATATTCACTAGCAATAGGATATCAAGCAGGATCTATAAATCAAAGCGCAAATACTATTATTTTAAATGCATCTGGAGGCTCACTAAATAGTTCATCGGTAAGCTCATTTTTTGTAAAACCTATTCGTCAACTAGCTTTAGTTGGTCTGCCAACTGGATTTAAGCCATTATATTGGGATCCTGCAACTTGTGAAATTGTTCAAGTAACTCCATAATATAATAATGTTCTCTATATTTTGGCTATTTATTGGTGTTTTAACTGGTCTTACTATATCTGCTGTATTTACACCACCAACACGAGATTCTCAACAAGTTCCAACTCCAAATAGTAACAATCTACTTCATACTGGAACAGGTTGTGTGAAATTTTTAACAAATGAAGTTCCTTGTGAAAAAGATTCAACCTCTCTTAATTTCATCGCATCTCAACATAAATGAATCCAATATCTAAAGAGACTTTACCGTTACTATCTTTCATTGTTGGTCTAGGAGTTGCAGTTTTATTATTTCATAAACCATTTCAAAATAAAGCAGTATTAGCTCTTCCTGTTCATGAAATTGAAGGAAAATCTATTAAAGTTGATAATAAATGTTATAAATATCATGCGGAAGATGCTCAATGTGAAATCCTTCCTTCTAGATAAATGGCAGACGGTGCAACTGATTTAAGTGATTTACTTGGAGGTAGTCCAGTTCAAAATCCTCAACTTCCACAGTCAACTACATTCGCCCCAATTGTAACAGGTGGAATTGACCCATTCATATCACCAATGAATACGTCTTCTCAAAAACCAGCAATGAATCTTATGAACCATAACCAGACCTTTAATACAGTTCGATACGCAATAAAAAATCTTATGGTATATTTTGGTTTTTTTGCAGCAGCTATGATTATTTCATTAAGTACACCTAGATCTTTAATTCTTCAGTATATTCCTAATACATATACAGTAGGAGGTGTACCATCATATATAGGAGCAGCTATTCTTGCTGGCGTAGCTGTTGCTATTGCATATGTTATTGGAACTCTATTCGGTTCATTATTTTAATCAAAAAAAATAACCCTTACACATTTTCAACGAAGATTACCTATTATAGTAATGGAACAATTATGGCGTAAATATAGACGTAATTCAAAAGGTTGGAGATTAGATTCATTAGCAAAAGTACATCCGCGTATTATAGTTGGTTCAGCTGATAATGTTGACTTATATACGATTTCGATGTATAATATAACACATGTTGTAAACTGTGCGGAAGACTGGGTAACCTCTAAATGGTTTAAAACTGAATTTCCGGATAGAATAATTTGTATAAATGCTTTAGATCATCAAACAGAAGATATTACAAAATGGTATCCTTTATTTGAATCTTCAATGAATAAATTTCTTGCTGATCCAGATTGTAATGTAATTTATGTTCACTGTGAATGTGGAATTAATCGAAGTGGATTTCTTACTCTTATATATATGTGTTTGAAATTTGGGTACAAGATAGAAACAGTTACAAAAAGTATACTTATTCAACGTCCATGTATGTTCACTAATCCGCAATTTCAAAAACAAGTAATTGAGTATATCAAAAAACATCAGTAGATAATAATGGCAGATACAGGAGGAAACTCTTTATGGTCTGATATCGAAAATGGCACATCAAATGTCCAAACAGATCTATTAGGTCCATCATATAGTTACGCTGATTCTATAACTGGACCAACATCATTAGGAGTTGGTTCAAATGGTTCATTTGGACAACTTGGTACAAATGCTAATGCAATTGCATATTATACTGAAGCATTAATTACTGGAAATCCACCACTTGGTAATCAATATTTTGTTAATACAGGCGGGATGTGTGTTGCTCCTAATGGTTCTTTACAACCAAGATATAATTATATTAATAACATGTCAACTGGCGCAGGAGCATTACCAGCCGCAATTTCTGAATTAGGATCTGATTTTAATGGATTAATTCCAGGAGTAGTTGATGATATTGAAGGATTAAATCCTCTCCATCTTTTTTCATCATTAATGGTAGATGCAAATCCGCCGTGTGTATGTATGTCATGTCCTACATCTGCTGGTACAATTGCTAAATTTTTAACTACTTCGTTAAGTCCGGATCTTGCAGAAAGTCAATGTCAACAAGTAGATCCATCACAATGTACATCAGCACCCGAATCATTCACAAATAAAAATGAATTTGTATCATTGATTCCAACAATAATAGCTGGATTAGGAGTTTTATATTTCGTATTTTCAGGTAGATGATTAAGATTAATTAAATGGACAATATATTTCGTATCAAGAAATCTAGAGATACATTTACAAAGTCTAAAGCTTCTGAAACAATTACAGGAACTTTAGATTCAATTCATCAAACACTAATATCGGAAATGAAAGATACAAATATCGAAGAACTTCAAAATAGAAAAATAGAGATAGAGAAGGAATTGGATGATATGCAAGATATGTATAAAGCCACTAAACTACAAGATGAAATTCGTACTATTCATCGTAGATTAGCACAAGATGATCCTTTAAAAGACTATTATATTCTTAATGCCGATATTATATTGAAATATTACAGTGGCTCCGATAAGGTTCAAGCTATGGCATCAACACCTGCTGATCAAAATACATTTGTTAAATACTTAACACAGACAACTCAAGACACTTCTTCTGTATCGAAGAAAGATCTATATGATGAATTTACAAGTCGTATGAAAATTAATACAGGTATAGAAATCACAGAAAAAACATATACGACTGAACATTGTGATAGATGTAATATTGCACGTGAAGAACTATCGGAAGAAGGTATACTTGTTTGTCCTAAATGTGGTTCTGAAGAATATATGTTAGTAGTTTCAGATTTCCCATCATTCCGTGATCCTCCTAAAGAACGTAATAATTATGCATATAAAAAGATTAATCATCTTAATGAGATTCTAAATCAATTTCAAGCAAAAGAAAGTACAATTATACCTGATGAAGTAATGAATGAAGTTATTTGCGAAATAAAGAAACGACGTATTCAAAATATCGCAGAATTAACTGAAATTGCTATGAGAGAGATTTTAAAGAAGCTTAACAGATCTAAGTATTATGAGCACGCAACACATATCTTATCTCGACTCAATGGAAATCCCCCTCCAACTATCACACCAGAAATTGAAGAAAAAATACGAGCCATGTTTCAGGAAATTCAAGCCCCTTTTTTATTGTATTGTCCAGATGATCGTACTAATTTTTTGTCTTATTCATATATTTTATATAAGTTCTTTGAATTATTAGATTTAGATGAGTATAAGGTATACTTTCCATTATTAAAAAGCCGTGATAGACTTATAGCACATGATCAAATATGGAAAAAGATATGTGATTATTTAAAATGGGAATTTATTAGAAGTGTTTAATTAAGTAGCATATACGTGAACTATATTTTTTTTCTTTAATATTATTTTTAATCATTTTTTTAATATCTTCATACGAGTGATGAGTATTATATCCTTTTATATACCAAGCGCCTGATCGTGTATCATCTATACGACTTGTTTTTATAATTAGTGGTGCATTAAGTTGAACTGCTCTATGTAAAACTTCAATAAAAGGTGTACTTAATGCATATGATTCTGTAGGTAAGTCTCTGTTACCTGTATCAGTTTTGTATATTTTAATCTCCATGTTAGTTTTTATTTGCTAACAAATGTAATTCCGTTTTAAATATAAGAAACATTTACATAATAAAATCTATTTTAAATAATATGTCAAGACAACCTACATCATCATTTGATTCATTATTAACTAATAAAAAATCAGATAATGTTTTATATTTTAATATTTTTTTTCATATTTTTTTATATATTACGTTTTTAACTATTATGGTATTTCTTATTTACTGTATTATATTTTTATAATTAATCATAAGATTGTTCCAACCAATCAATATAATCTAAATAATCTTCATAATCTTCATCCCAATTTTGGTCAAACTCTTGTTCATCTTGAATATTGATTTGCATTCTTCTTCGACAATATGGTTAGATTATTCAGTTTACAAATCCGTTTTTAATCATTGAAAACGAATTATTTAAAATAAGTATATATTGTTACTATCAATTAACCAAAATGCTCAACCTAATATTCAAACCATCAATCGAAAACTCAAACGTTAAGCAACTTGTAAGTCATATGCTTAGCAAAATAGATTTTGACAAGTATCAAAAGTTTCTTCATAATGTTGCTCGCTATCCTAAACAGAATCATAAATTTGTAGTGTTCGAATATGTACAATCTCCTAGTGATACGTTGATAACTCGTTCAGAACGTCTTCCTGGTAGCAAGATGTCAATTCATAATATTATTCAAAATCCTGACTTTGATAAGCATATGACGTGTTTGTTTGGAAAGCCAGATCGTGTATTATGGTATACTCGTCGTAAGATGGATTATACTAAGCCACTTGAAGAACAGCTTAGCGATACTCGTCAACTTATTGTGCTTAATAAGCAAGAACTTGATGAAGACTATTCCGATATGCCTTCACTGATTCCTACAGGTAATGATTCTTATATACCTCCACTGAATCCTACAGAGAATGATTCTTATTCGATTTTGAATCCAGAGGATTATATGCCTTCACTAATTCCATTATCATATAACCATACCAGCGGTATAAACCAAACTATATGGAGTCCGTGTAATTATACATATCTCTCACCTACAATGCACGCGCTTTCATAAAAAAATAATCTAAGATTAATCCATGAAGAAAAATTTCTGTGGAATATTGATATCTCGTGCAAAAAATGAAATAAAAAATATCGAGCCTCTGCTTATCAGAGCTGATAATGATTTTTTATTTGAGAAATCTATTGATGCTGCTATTAACCATTTAAAAGAAATTCAAATACTTTTATTAAAAGCAAAACAATCTTATATTGAACCACCTAAACGCTAATTTACTTCTTCTTAAATTCTTCAAAACAGTTACGAGTGTATTTACCACATTGCCATAGGTCATAACAATCTAGATTCCATACATCGCGAAGAGTTGGATTTTTTTTTAACAATAAAATTATCAGGAATACCCTCTTTCCAATAAATTGCAGAATTATAAATACAACATTCTTTATCTAGTTCTTCTTCGGTAATATTCCAAATACCCAATTTAGACTTCCAAGATGTCTTATCGTATGAGAAAATTCGAATATCAACGTTATTCATTTTATAAGTGTGTCTGCTTACACTGTATTATTAAATCCGTTTTATTCTGTTTCTGATTCATACAAACATCCGTCTGAATCCATATGAGCTATCTGATTAAGATGATTCTCTTTACATCCACAACATTCTTGTTTAATGCTACATCCATATGGAATTAAATAATCATTTGCAACTGTGATAGTTATAATACCAGTTGCTATGCTACGTTTCATAAAATCTACAAGAAATTCATTTGCTTGATCAGTACCATTTTTTTCACGCAATATGTTATCTAAAATTGATAAGATTATTGTAAAATTCATCATTTATATTAATTATAGATCTAATACTTAAATCATTTCATCATAATGTATATTTTCTCAAGCATGACGAATGATAGCAATTGATGTAGTTAATAATATACATCCACAACATATTACTAAAAAACTAATAGATCCTATTGCAAGATATAAATCTACTGGGTCATCCATTAATGTATTAATAACACATTCCGTATATATCATTTTTTAGTCTACAATCACCTGATGGACATTTTATAGAATTAGGAGGACAAGGTTGATCAACTTTTGTATTAGGATGAAACGTGTCAAACTTTTCTGTTAATTTAGATATAATCACATTAAACATAACATACATAACCCCGGCAAAAAGTAACCCTTTAGCAATGTACAACACATCAGGCTTATATTTAGTCATTTATTTAGTAGCAGGAGAATTAGGTTTCATGCCTGTTGTTGGGTCAAATGTAGCATGTCCGGTAGGCATGCAATCTGGCTGTCCACCTTGATTTGTTCCAGAAGTATAACCGTTGGGGCAGCTAACACCATAGTTGGCAAATCTTTCAGAATAACCCTTAACTTTGTGCCAATAAAACCACATAACACCAGTTGTAACACTTGCAAATAGGATCGCGTGGACAACAAGTACAGTTCCACGGGTTCCATGTTGAGGAAGTCTCAAAAGAACACCTGGTACAAACGCAGCAAATAAGAGTGCTGATAGTACGGTGCTAATTATATCCATTTATATTTCATACTTGAAGTTTTTATAAGAGTCGAAGACCACGAAACACCATGCTTAACACATAATGGTGAAGAACCGCGAATAATGCACCATGAACAGCTAAAACTACCCAACGAGTTCCACCAGGAGGCAGAGTCACAAGTACACCGGGGACGAACGCAGCGAACACGAGAGCCGATACAACAAACTTCAACCAAAGCATTTTACTTTCTACGAGAGGTTTTTCTTTGAATAAGTCGACTTTGACACATTATAATGAATTTTTAGTTTGTTTAGGACATGAACCACATCCAGCTGTGGGGGCGAGTTTTAATTGATTAGATATTGAATATCCATATGCTAATACTCCGATGAAAAACAGAACTATCGCAAGCCAATACATTTATTCTGTAACAAGAGTTTTAACCTAAACTATATAACACATAGAATGGGTATTCCTTTCTATTTCGCAAGTCTTTCAAAAGCTCACAAAGGTATTATTTTACCTGTCAAAAAGAATCATCCAATGGAGGTTGATGTATTTGTTATTGACTTTAATTGTTTAATCCATAGATATCTTAAAGATGAAGATCCAATCAATTCCGTTTTAGAAGCACTGGAACACATCATGAATACAGTATGTAAAACAAAACAACTAATTATTGCAATGGATGGATTAGTTCCATATGCAAAAATTGTACAACAAAGATTTCGTAGAATGCGTATTAAAGAAGATGGGTATGGACCATTTGATCGTAATCAAATTTCACCAGATACACCTTATATGCGCAAATTAGAAATTACTCTTAAAATAAAGTTTCCATATGCAATTGTGAATGGTACAAATTTACCAGGTGAAGGCGAACATAAGTTAATTCATGAACTTCGAAAGCTTCCTGTTGAACAACGTAGAACTATATCAGTATATGGGTTAGATGCTGACCTAATTCTTATCGCACTTCAGCATCATACTCTTTCTGATTCACATGGTATGTGGCTACTTCGTGAAAGTGCTGAATTTAATGATCCAAAACTAAAACAGGCTGAATTTGCTACTCTTTCTGTTTGGAATTTATTAGAACAACTTCCAATGCCAATTGAGCAGTATATGGCTCTTGGTATTCTATGTTTTGGTAATGATTTCATGCCTAATCTCGGGATGTTTTCTCTGCGTGAAGACGGCTACGATCGTGCACTGTATACATATACTGAATCAGGAAATCCTGATCTACTAACATCTGATGGAAGACGTAAGTTTCTAAGCTTCGCAGCTGCAAAAGAAATGGAAGTATTTAAAGAACGAATTGGACTTAGAAAGCGTCCAGAAGAGAAAGCCATTCTTGGAAAAGATCAATCATTATTTTCATATAAATATGGATTACATGTTTTAGATGGAGTTACTAATATGAAACCAGTTGTAGAAGCATATTGGAAAACATTTCATTGGACTTGGCATTATTTTAAAACTGGAGAACCTTTGAATTGGTATTGGGTATATCCTTACGCAGATGCTCCTTTAATTTGTGATATTGTTGCATATGACGAATATACAAAAAACGACGCGAAACAATTGAACTTTAATGTATCACGTCAACTTCAATTTATTATGCCACATGTTTCTTTAAGAGCTGCAAAGAGACGTGTTATTTATCCAGATGAACTTCATTCAGAGACACGTAATCCTTGGATGAAACGACATGATTGGGAAATGAAACCAAGAATTTCACTTCCTTGGAACCCGGAGTATTCACTTACAAAAGTAACATGTATTATGGATGCCATGTAATATTCCGTAAATTAAGCCTTGTGAATATCATCTTTTGTTCATGAGGTTGAGTTGGATATGTACTTGTATCAGTTGTTATATCAAACCCCAGATTACTATACCCATTTTCTCTACTAGTCCAATATTCTTCGTTAATTTTTTTCATAACATCAACTTTTTGTTTTAATACAAAAAATTTTTTCCATTGACCACCTAAATATTCGATATATTTTTTACGAAACTCATTAGATGTTGAATATTTTGTAGCGTTTTGTAACATGTCTAAACATTCACCAACTGTTTTTGGTATTGGCTTATTAAGCCGTTTATTAACAGTATTATGCATTTTACATATAGCAATAAACAGATCATATCTGCCATTATTCCATGTAGGAACTGCTATTTTATACCCATTAAACATTTTTGAAAAATGATCATTACAGATTGAGCATGTAATTGTTAATCCAAATGCTTGCATAAATTCATCTAAGACTTGCTTATCAGTAATCGTAGCGGTTATTGGGTAACATACAGATATAGAATGAAGTGTCATCCAGCCTAATGGACCCCAGTGAGATGTCATTAAGATTATTTAATTAGATAGAAACGAATCCAGATAGTATTCCGCCTTCTAATATTTGCCGTAATAATAATGTTGGTCCATTACCTTTAGATAGTTTATGTTTTATCACCAATTCTCGTATCTTTGCATCTTTTAGATTTGCTACTTTTTGTTTTATTGTTTTTCTACGATCATTCACATTTTTATCAGTTAAAAGACGAATTGTGCGTTTTGTCATAGATCGTTTTAGAGGAGGATGTTTAGCAGGATCTGTAACTGGCTTGATTTTTACTTTAGCCGTTTTTAGAATTCCGCGTGGAAAAGTCTTCAGTGACATTTTTTTCCTTTTTCCACCTTCAAGTTTCGGATCTTCTACGGGTTTTATAGGGATCTTAGTAGGGGTCGATTCACTTCCCATTTTTGTAATAACAACTTTATTATCCATTCTATTGTTAAAAACGAATCATAATCTATTTAGTTCGAAATAGACTTATACGACTACCATGGAGTGGGAAGCAATCAATACATATTTTCAAAGCCAAGGAATTCCCAAGCTCGTTGAACATCAAATAGAGTCTTTTGAAGATTTTGTTCGCAATAAGATTCCACTAATTGTAGCTTCTACAGCGCCGATTGTAGTATGGCACGAACAAGACGAAAAATTAAAAAAATATAAATATGAACTACGGCTAACATTTGAGAATGTTACATATATGAAGCCGCGTATTCAAGAAGCAACTGGACGTATTAAGCCTATGTTTCCACAAGAAGCACGCGCACGTAACTTTACATATGCTGCGCAGATGTTCTGCGACATACGGTTTACTACACGAGTTTATAAAGGTGAAGCTCTATCAGAGTACGATGAACAAGTAAAGGTATTTGAGGGAGTTTCACTCGGGAAAATTCCTGTTATGCTCGGATCATCGCTCTGTATCATGAACGACTATCCTATGAGCAAAGAAGAAGTTGGAGAATGTCCATACGACCCATTTGGATACTTTCTAATTCACGGATCTGAACGAACGATTCTATGTCAAGAGAAAGTAGCTGATAATCGTATTATGATCTTTTACAATAAGAAGACATCTGCTAAATATGGGTTCTCTGCGGAAATGAAGTCTCTACATGAATCGTTTACAACTCCACCAAAGAAATTAGAAGTCCGAGTAAATGGAAAGTTTAATGGACTAGGGTATCCTCTCACGATGTGTGTTCCTCGCTTTAAAGAAGATTTACCGCTGATGGTAATGTTTCGAGCATTTGGCGTTGAGTCGGATGAAGAAATTGCCAATATTATCTGTCCATCTGGCGAATATGTTGAACTTCTTGGTGCTTCGTTTAAAGAATGCGCAGATGTAAAGGTATATAATCGTGAAGATGCTATTAACTACTTAGTACATCATCTTCAATATGGCACTACATCTGAAGATAAACATGGTTATGTGCGAAGTCTTCTTGAGACAGAGTATCTGCCACATGTAAAATTTGGCGGTGATAAGTCTACACAAGAAGTTATTAACAGTCGCAAGATCCTTCTTACAGGATGGCTAGTCAGACGTCTATTATTGGCATCAGAAGGTGTAATTAACGTAGATGATCGCGATGCTTATCCTAATAAGCGTGTTGTTACACCAGGTGCACTTCTAACTCATTTATTTCGTCAACTTTTCCAAAAGGTATGTAAAGATATTCGAAGCAAGTTTGTTCATGAAGTAAATAATGATACATGGAAGAAAGGTAGTACTCCTCGCCCATTAGAGATTCTAAATGTAAATAACCTATATAAAATTCTAAAAGTATCTACGATAGAAGGAAAACTAAAGCAGTCACTTGCGACAGGTAACTTTACTGTACAAGGTCTTGGTACATCAACGAGTGTGATATCAAACGCTACTAAAGTTGGCGTTTCTCAGGTTCTAAATCGGCTATCTTATTCTGCTACACTCAGTCATCTTAGACGTATTCAAACCCCTGTTGAAAAATCAGGTAAACTATTAGCTCCTCGTAAACTACATGGGACATCATGGGGATACGTATGTCCTGTAGAAACACCAGAAGGTCATTCAGTTGGTATTGTCAAATCTATGGCAATGTTAACATCTATTACACAGCATACTCCTTCGTCTGTTGTAATTACTGTTCTCGAAAATGTATCTGATCTCAAATGGGTAAAGTCAATTAAGGATAAATATTTGGGTACTATGATTATTGTTAATGGTGTAATTGTAGCATATACTCAAAATCCATTTAGCGTACATGATTATCTTCGTAATGCAAAGCGAAGATTTGCACTACATCCGTATACTGGTATTTCGTGGAACATTCGCGATTATATTATTAATATTGAAACCGATAGTGGACGATTTGTGAGACCATTATATCGAGTAGAAAATGAAAGCATAGTAAAAGGACCAGACACAAATAGTACATGGAACGATTGGATTCGCGCAAATATTGAATATATTGATCCATGTGAGACAGAAGTTGTTCGTATTGCTATGACGCAAGCCGATATAACTCCAGTACATACACACTGTGAAATTCACCCTACTCTAATTATCGGACATATGGCAAATAGTATTCCATTCTCAGATCATAACCAGTCACCTCGTAATACGTATCAATCTGCTATGGGAAAACAAGCAATTGGTATCTTTGCTCGTAACTACGCACACCGACTTGATAAGAATGGATATATTCTATGTTCACCAATGCGTCCATTTGTTGAGACCCGTATGATGAATACACTTAAGACACACGAGATGCCGTCAGGTGACAATATCATGGTAGCTATTGGTTGTTATGGTGGTTATAATCAGGAGGATTCAGTGATTCTGAATAAAGGTTCAATTAATCGTGGGCTATTTCGCACACTCTATTATACAATTTATAAAGACGAAGAACATCGTAATATCGCATCTGGTAAAGAGGAGAAGTTTACTAAACCTAGACGAGAGAACACGCGTGGATTTAAGACCTCATCTTACCACGCTGTAAGTGATAATGGTGTTCCTATTCTTAACTCTATTATCAAGGAAAACGACGTCGTAATTGGTAAAGTAACATCTATCAAGAATGACGCAAATGGATATGCGTATCGTGATTCTTCATCAACTCATAAAAATTCCGAGAACTGTCGTGTTGATGGTGTTTGGCAAGATAGAAATTCAGATGGATACCCGTTTGTAAAAGTACGTGTAGTATCAGAACGAGTTCCTGAGATTGGCGATAAGTTCTCATCTCGTCACGGACAAAAAGGAACGTGTGGAATTATGCTAAATGAGGAAGATATGCCCTATACTGCCAGTGGTATATGCCCTGATCTAATTATGAATCCACATGCCGTACCTTCACGTATGACAATTGCTCAACTTATGGAAACTATGTATGGTAAGGTTTGTACTGAAAAGGGAACTCTTGGTGATGGAACTCCATACTCTCATCTTCCCGTAGAGAACATTCGTGAACAACTACTTCAATTAGGAATGCATCCATATGGAAATGAGATTTTGTATAATGGGCAAACTGGTGAAATGATGGAAGCAGAGATCTTTATGGGTCCTACATTCTATCAAAGACTCAAGCATATGGTTATTGACAAAAAACATTGCTTAACTAATGATCATGAAATATTAACAACAAATGGATGGAAAGCAATTGATAAAGTTACACTATATGATAAGGTAGCTACTTTACAAAATGGAAATGTAGTATATGAATATCCGCTAAATACATTCGAATATGATTATGAAGGTAAAATGTATGAATTAAAATCACAACAAGTAAGTTTGAAGACTACGCCAAATCATAGAATGTGGGTAGCTAAATCTTATAGTCGCAAGCAAGAATGGAGATATGGTCTTCACGAGGCTCAAGATATTATCGGAAAACATGTAAAATATCAGAAAGATGGTATTTGGGAAAAAGATGATTATCAATTTATTCTTCCTGCATTTGAAGATTCACCAGATGTATATGTGAATATGAATGCTTGGTTAAAATTCTTTGGAATGTGGATTGGCGATGGTTGGTGTACAAATACTAAAGTATCATTTGCGGCGAATAAGTCCAGATTAAAGCAAACACTAGATGAGTGTTTACCAATTCTAAATATTGACTACCACTATTATCCAGATTCATGCAAACTTGATATTACTAATCGCCAACTTAGAAACTATATGCGACATTTAAGTGTTGGTGCTACTAATAAGTATTTACCAGAATGGGTATGGAAACTGAGCGCATCACAATGTCAGACTCTTATTACAGGACTTCTTCTAAGTGATGGACATACATGTAATAGTTCTTTACTATATTCTACTGCATCAGATAAGCTAGCCAATGATATTCAAAGATTAGCTTTACATGCTGGTTGGTCTGCTAATAAACGACTTCATACTCTGGCGGGAACACCATACACGATTGGCAATCATTCGGGATTTACTACACAGAATTTGTGGATATTAGCTTTCATTCAGTCTAAGAATCGTCCAGCAGTAAATCACAGACACCATAAAGACCAAAATGGTCAATCTGAGGAGATGGTAGATTTCTCTGGAAAAGTATTCTGCATTGAAGTTCCTGGAAATATATTCTATGTTCGTCGAAATGGTCTACCAGTATGGACTGGAAATTCTCGTGCACGTGGTCCTATTGTATCACTAACTCGTCAACCATGTGAAGGACGTTCTCGAGATGGTGGTCTGCGTGTTGGTGAGATGGAGCGTGATTGTATGTTATCACATGGAGCTTCGATATTTACTAAAGAACGCTTAATGGATGTGAGTGATCCGTTCAGGACTGGATTTTGTAAGTCATGTGGTACGCTAGCAGTAGTAAATCCAGTAGAAAATATCTATCATTGTGGTACATGTGGTGTCCAAACACAATTTGAAATGAAAACTATCCCGTATGCAGTAAAGTTATGGTCTCAAGAACTAGAAGCTATGCATATTGTTCCTCGAATGGTATTTGAGTAAATAACACGTATATAATACTTGACAGTTTGTCTGCGTCATCTATAAATGATGTGGAATAAGTACTTCATTGAATTTCTTGGAGTTGTAACTATTATTTATGCAAAATTATTAACAGAAGCTGATCCATCAATAATGGCAATTGTTTACTTTGCTATGTTTAGCATAGCGAAGGGAATTACTACCGGATTTTTTACTCCAATTGGAAGTTTATCTGCATGGATGATTGGACGTGTGCCAACTGAAGAATTTTTGTATAATATAATTGCTCAAGTTGCTGGTGCTATTTGTGTTGCAATTACTTTCTTACCTATAAAGACTTACATGGAGCATGTTTAACATGAATAATAAGATGAGTCTTTATGTATATGTACCCGATCATACTCTTCGTAGTGATATGCAAGAACATGTAAAGAATCGTCGTTGGACAGATTCTGGATTTGATCTTCTTTCACCTGAAATGATTCTTCATTTTCAAAATAATAAAAATGGAGTTGAAATGAAACTTGGTGCTCATTTCGCAGCCCTTGATTTACAAGGATTACCAGTTCCATATCTTTTACTATCTCGCTCATCAACTTCTTTAACACCTCTTCGCATATCTAATCAAATTGGATTAGCGGATGCAGGATATCGTGGCGAACTAATTGCGAGAGTTGATTGTGTTTCAGATGATGAAGAATATTTTATTGAACATGGTCGTCGGTTATTTCAAGTTGTTCAACACAATTGGCTTCCGTGGAAAGATATTATTTTTGTAAATAATTTAAATCAACTTCCGGCTGCTCCTGATAGTCGTGGAAGTGGTGGATTCGGATCTACCGGAAACTAAACTAAATCTTTAATCAACATCAATGAAATCATATCATGAATAATAGCTCCCCAATATGCAGAATACCACGATGTCTTGAAAACAAGAATCATAATGGCAATCACAACAAGGGATCGTAGAAAGGTATTAATCAAAAGGTTCGCGGTCGGCAATAACCATACATTCGGCATTTATTCTTCCTATATTTTTTTCTTGCTGAGTATCATAACAACAATATGGGTGGTGGTTTAATGCAACTCGTCTCCTATGGAGCTCAAGATGTTTATATCTCAGGTAATCCTCAGATTACCTTCTGGAAGATTCTCTACAAGCGCCACACGAACTTCGCAGTGGAATCCATTGAGGTCACATTTAACGGTCAGGCTGACTTCAACAAACGCGTGACGGCTATTATTAATCGTAATGCTGATTTAATGTACAAGACATACATCCAAGTCGTTCTCCCTCAAGTTGCAGTTACAAGTACTGATTCATTCCGCTGGACGCATTACATTGGTCACCGTCTTATCAAGCAGGTAGAAGTTGAAATTGGTGGTCAGCGCATTGACCGACAGTATGGTGACTGGATGCAGATCTGGACACAGCTCGCAACCGAAGCCGGTACAGTGCGAGCACTCGATGCCATCATTGGTAACACACCCGATCTCTGTTTAGTTAAGAATAGCAGCGGTGTTCCTCTCAACGCGGCTTGTTCCGATAGCGAGAATACCATGTCTTGTGTAGGTTTTGCAGGCACACCTGCCAAGACACTTTACATCCCTCTCCAGTTCTGGTTCTGTCGCAACCCTGGTGTTGCGATCCCTCTCATTGCTCTTCAGTATCATGAAGTACGTATTAACGTTGACTTTGAGACCCAACCCAACTGTATCTATGCAAAAGGAGCATCACTAACTGTTGGTTCTCTTGCGGCTGCATCTCTCTATGTTGACTATTGCTATCTCGATACTGAGGAGCGTCGCCGATTCGCACAGCAGAGCCATGAGTATCTCATTGAGCAGGTTCAGTATACAGGTGCTGAATCAATTACATCATCATCAAACAAAGTCCAGCTCAACTTTAACCACCCTGTGAAAGAACTCTTCTGGGTTGTTCAGCGTGATTCTTTTGTTGATTGTTCAACTGGTGGTCTAGCTAATTCGGCGTACCTTGGACAACAGCCTTTTAACTATTCCGATGATTGGGACATGTCAGTTGGTTTGCTGAGCTTGTTCACGAATGATGGTACCACGGATGCGCCCACAACTGCCAGCAGCGGTAACTCTTCCAACTACCTCCTCGCCAAGCTCCTTGTTGATGCAGATATTCGCTGCGACGGCAAGAACCCTGTTGAGGTTGCTAAGCTCCAGCTCAATGGACAGGATCGCTTCACAGAGCGTGAAGGTTCTTACTTCGACAAGGTGCAGCCTTACCAGCACCACAGCCGATGCCCTTCCGCCGGTATCAACAGCTATTCATTCGCTCTCCGCCCAGAAGAGCACCAGCCTTCAGGCACATGCAACTTCTCCCGTATTGATAAAGCCACTCTCCAGCTCACGGTGTCCATCAACACGGTTAAGGAAGCTCGTACGGCGCAGGTACGCGTGTATGCGCTCAACTACAACGTGCTCCGCGTCATGTCTGGCATGGGTGGTCTTGCGTACTCCAACTAAGCACCTTATTGATAGCTTAGTACTAATACTAATTAAATAAACAAGCTCGAAAGGGCACAATTGAAGTCATAAACATGAAATCAATTGTGCATAAGAAATAACTTTATTAACCTCTAAAATTATTAGCAAGTCTGGTCATATATAGATATTTATCAATATTATTGAATGAATTATTATGTTCGTATAATTTATCTTTATTTACACTTGAATTATTTGCAGGATGTTCATGCTTAATAATTACTATATCAAAATATACTTGTCTTTTTAGTCTGTTTGCTACATCCGTAAATTCATTATCACACCATAAAGATTTATATCCTGGATAGTAAATGTATCCGAATCGTTGATAATATTTTGACCCACATATGACAAGTGTATTTATCTCATTTTGACGAAATCCATCATTGAACCAAACAACTCCATCTCCATCAGGAAAATTTTTATATAATTTAGTTCGTATAATATCATCGTAACCTTTTACAATTGGTATCATATCATCGGATGCAAGAAGTAAAATGTCAAATGTAGAATGATCCGGCATATCTCTATTGATAGCATCAATTTTACCATTAGGTGATCCTATTTTAACTGTTATACGTGGATCTGTAAATATATATTCATTCTATCTAAACGAGCTGGAACAACTTGATTACATTTTATAGCAACATCACTAATAGATAAATAATTGAACATATTTAGATTATCTATATTTTCTTCTGGTGCCAAATA